CGTCGATTAGCTCCCGCGCCCCAATACTGTAAACCAGCGAGTGAAAAAATGGGTCAATCGCCTGCGTTTCGTCAATCGCGCCATGCTGGTAGTGGTTGCCATAAATGTAACCCGTGCCGAGACGAAACGGCGTGGCTGATAGGCCTATCACGCGCAGCTTAGGGTTTTGGCTTCGTATGTGATCCACGATTTTCATTAGCGTGGGCGTGACGCCATGCGCTTCATCAATTACCACGGCGGCAAATTGCTTGCCGAATTTGCGAACCTGATTGCTGATTGTTCCCGGAGTCCCGAAGATGACATTGTGGCGCATGTCTTTTTTGCCGAGGCTGGCGCTAAATATGCTCGCCTTCTCCCCAGTGGCTAGATATTTCTCAAAATTTTGTTCTACCAATTCACTCGAAGGCGCAATACACAGTATTTTTTTGCCGCTCATGCCGTGGATACTGGCAGCCAGCGCGGCCACCAGCAGGCTTTTGCCCGACCCGGTGGCCGCTTCTACTAGGCACGGGTCTAAGCAGGTCTTAATCCAGTCGATGACGGCATCATGGGCTGATTGTTGGTAGGGTCTTAGGGTATACATCAAAAGACTCCGAGCAAGGATTTAATCGTCACGCCGCTAAAATAAACACGCTTAGGCGCGCCATCGCCATACAGGAAGTATCCATAGCCGGGCATCGCCTCTCCGTTGATGTCGAATCCGCCAGTGTGAACTTTGGATACGTGCCGTTGATTGTCATCACACCACCACGACGACATACCGTCATAAGTCCAGATTCCGCCGAGCTTTTCGCTTAGCTGCTTAGCTTTACTTTTCAAAACGGTGCCTCCACTTCTTCGCCGTTTGCGGGCGCATCAATCGGCTTTGCGTCGAACGCCTTAGCAATCGCCATGTAGGTCGGATCATTCAGCATGTCGTCATCGAGAGAGCGCTTCATCTCATAGCTGTTAAAGACGGGCTTGGTTGGATGCGTTGCGCCTGGTGCGGCCATGCAAAAATGCTCATATTCGACCATCGGCACGCTACCGTCCACGTTGACCATCGTGAATCCCATACCCTCCATCAACTGCGGGTGCATAATATGCTTATCACATGGCGTTTCGCATCCGTCGCTGCTGTACGGGCATTCAAATTTTCCATCGTTGACGCTGACGTTAGCGCAGGTACGGCAATCAATTTCCGGTAGCGTCTTACCTTCGCATACGCTCTGGTGCTGGCAGAAACGGCACTTGTACGATGTCGTCGGTGGCGGGTAAGCATCACTGGCAATCAACCCCTCGATGCGATCCGTTTGCAGTTGCGCGTATGGTTTTTCGTAATGCACCTCCTCGGTATGTAGCTCGCTGGTGTTTTTGTTGATAACGACAAACAGTGCTTTGGTCAGATGGTTGCCTTTGGCGCTCAATTGAGCGCTATGGTGCATGTATAACTGCACCTGGGCAAAGTAGTTGTCCGGCACACCTGTTTTCAGCCATGCCTTAAAGCGGCTGTCATTGGCCGTTTTCATTTCCAGCAGTTGAAAGCCATCGGGTAGCACTGCAATCCCGTCAATGTGGCCCAAGCTTGTGCCGTAGCTATTTTTCAGCGCCGCTTCGCGCATCCCAATTTTCACGCCCGCTGTTTCCAGCCACTTGACTATGCACTCCTCAAGCGCGTGGCCTATGTCAAATGTGCGTTGCGTTTGTGGCTCCACCCATTGCGGGCTAGCGCGGCGTAGTGATAACCACATGCGTCTATCACATTCACTCCACATGCTAGCGCTGATGCTCTTAATTGCGCGGTGTTTTTGGTTCGATGCCATCGCCTTGTCTATTGTGAGTGTGTCCATAAATGCTCCAATAACGGGGATAAAAAAGGCCGCCGTAGCGGCCTTGTGCTGGCATGACTTAGAATCCAATATCGCCATTCATAGCATTGGTATCGGGGTTATTCATTTCTGTTTGCGGAGCCGCCTGTTGTTGGGCTGGCTGCTGGACTGGTTGTTGCGGCGCAGGTTGTGCGGGCGCTTGGGCTTTGCCGCTAGATACAGCTTGCACCCAGTTGCCTGACATTGGTTGCCCCTGGTCGTTTTCCATCTCCCACACTTCAACCTTGATGACCATCGGCTTATTGCAGAGATTGGACATCAGATCCATATCGGTGGGTTCTGCGTTGAGCTGCATGATCTTGCCGCCACAGTTGGCATCAATCGCCGCTAACATTCGGATAGCCTTATCGCGCTTGTTAGCGTCGGTTTCGCACACCTGCACCTTCTGGAAAACAACGCGCTTTTTGTATTCGCCGTCTACCACGTCCCAGCGGAGTTTGATATGGCGGTTGTTATATTGGCCGCCATCATCCCATTTGGCTTCCACAATCATCGCTTTTAGCTGCGTGCCTGCCGGGATAGGTGGAAGGTTGCCGCCACCCATTTCAGCGGTGCCGTTAGTGGATGGTGCAGTGCCGTCGGACATTTTGAAAAATGACATAATCTTGGTTCCTTTTCGGGTTTATTCAGCGGTGGTGATATTGGTGACGCTAGTGGATTTTTTACGGTACGGCTCAACGTCAACATCCGGCGCAACATCGGATAGCGCCTTTTTATAGTCAACGCTGCCCTTGCGTTCGATAAACTTGACCGCGACGCCTGCTCCGCGTGCGTCAACATCGGTGAGCTCTAACAGCGTGAGCTTTGCTTCTTGCTCTGCCTGCTGCGCATCTTGCATCGCGTGCTTTGCTTTCATGTAGGCGCTAGCGGCTTCTCGCCACGCCATGTCATTGCGGGTTTCCATTAGTGAGGCTCCTTCAAACTATCAATGTACGGTGCCAGCGGATTAGTGCCGATAGCAAAGTCGATGTTGTCAGTGATGCCGTAGCGGTTTTTTGTGATGCTGGCGGGCGTGGCGTGCATCGTGATAATGCGGTTGCCATTACCTACGGCTTTCTTGCGCTTTTCATCGTCGCCCATCGTGAAGGTTTCCAGGCGTACCAGTGCCACGCCGCTAACGTCATCGACATACGGGGCCATGCTGCGCTTATTAAGGCGTAGTGAGTAGCGGCTGTACGGGTCTTGGTCTGGCAGGTCGAGCGTGTCAATTTCAACGTGCGCCAAGAATAGCACATGGATGCCCTTATCTTGCAGCAATGTTGCAGCACGCCGTACCCGCTGATGCAGGCCACCCACGGCCATGAAGCCAGCGCCATAACCGCCCATCGCCGTGGTGATGCTTTTCGGTTTCTTGGGGTCGCTGTCAACGATGTGCTGCTGAAACAAGCGCTCCAATGCGGTCACGCTGTCGATAACTACGGTCTTAAAGTGGTGTTCCTCGCTAACCAGGCCGTGCAAGTCTGCCCATAGCTGGTCAACGCTTTTGACCTCTGGAAGCTCTGCGATGTTGTCTTTCAGTGACGCCGGGATGCCTTCGGTGCCGTCCTCCACCTTGATGAATACCGGGGATGGAAACGCAGCGGCCAAAGATGTTTTGCCTACGCCCGGCTCACCCAGGATCGTCATAATAACAGGCTTACTCTGGGGCTTGCTGATGCGGTCTAAGATGCTCATGTGTTGTGCTCCTTGTTGTGTGTTGCGAAACGTGTTTTGTGCTGACATGGGAAACGATAGCACTGCATCGAGTGCTATGCAAACAATTTTTTTTATGCCATGCTATAAGCACACTACAGGAGGCCACCATGACCACTAAAGAAATGATGCAATTTATGAAAGAGCAAGGCTACCCATTGACGCTAATGGCGGCGCAATCCGGCGTTAGCTACTTTGGGCTGTATCGCCATCTAAACAAGGGTGGCGTGCTATCGAGTGATGAAAAAGCGGCAGTGTGGCGCTTTGCGATGTGCCAGCCTGCATTAGAGGCCAAGATGTTTCGCTTGGCGCGGATGGAAGATACGCGGAGGGGTAAGTGATGGCGCATCATTGCTTGCACATAATAAGTCGGCCAGTGGCGATGCGCTTAGGGTTGCGCAGGTTTTTCACAGGAGAGCCGTGTAAGAACGGGCACATTGACGAAAGAAACACAAGAAATAGAACATGCATGGCATGCGCCAACGCGCTTCAAAATGAGCGCGAGAAAAATAAGGCCGCGCTTGGAATCATCAAGCGGTTTTCTACTGGGATATTTTCTGCATCCGATGCAAGATTGCTTGGCCTGGTTGACTGTTATACCGGAAAGCCCTGTGTTCGAGGCCACATTGCATACAGAAGGGCTTCAGATGGAAAATGCAGGGAGTGCCTCAAACAGAAAAACAGGGTCAGAGCCGAAAATAACAGGGATTACATGAACGCGGCCATCCGCAAGTGGAAAAAGAAAAACCTGATCAAGATTAGGTCTTATGGCGCAAAAAGAAGGGCCAGAAGAAATGAAAGCAATTCACACTACACTGAGAATGATGTGAATAGAATAATGCGGTTGCAGAAAAAAAAGTGTGCAAACTGCATGGCTTGCTGTGAATCTGAATTTCATATAGACCACATTATGCCTATAAGCCTTGGCGGCAGCAATTCCGCCGACAACATACAGATACTATGCCCTCAGTGCAATTTAAAAAAGGCATCCAAGACGCCAGAGGATTGGGCAAAGGAAAACGGGAGATTGATATAAATGGCTAACCAATACGACTACTCAGAGGCAGGGTTTAGGGTTTTTGGTGTATATGGGGCGGACAAAGATGGTAATTGCGAGTGCGGAAATGCGGAATGCCGCGCTCAATATAAGCACCCAAGAATTAGCAACTGGCAACACACCCCCCGCTGGTCTGATGAGCAACTGCAAGCAATGGACGAGTCAGGTCAATTCGATACGGGATTTGGCGTTCTGTGCGAGGGGTTTTTGATAGTCGATGTGGATGCTAGGAACGCAGGTGTCGATTCATTCAATAGGCTGGCTGAAAAAATCCCCGAAGTATTGGATGCAGGCTTTGTTGTTAATACAGGTTCGGGCGGTGGAAGCCAGCACTTGTATTTTAAAATCCCTACAGATATACCGCTTGTTCAGCACCTAGACGAATACCCTGGCGTTGACTTTAAATCCAGTGGGTTCGTAATTGGTGCCGGTTCTCTACATAAATCAGGAAACTTTTACGAAACCGAAAAAGGCAACCCCGATGATTTAACAGACGCCCCAGGGGCATTGATTGCATTGCTACGCAGGCCAGACCACCACCGGGGGCGCGTATCAGGCGAATCGGTGGACGTGTCACTAGACGAATTGCGCGAAATACTGCGCTCAGTGCCTAACGATGACGCTCATTATGATGACTACGTATCGGTAGGCATGGGCATCCACCACACCACCGGGGGCGATAATGACGGCTTCGCGCTGTGGCAAGAGTGGGCGCAACGTTCGCAAAAGTACAACCCGTGGGGCATGGATAAAAAGTGGCATAGCTTCGGCAAGTCCCCCAACCCTATCACATTGGGCACGCTTATCGCTAAAGCGGAGGCCAATGGGTATCAGCGCCCGGTCACGTTCCCGGTGGTGGAAGATGAAGCGCCCACACCTGACGGCCACCCCTTCCCCATTGATAGCATTGACCTGCTAAGGCCACCGGGCTTTGTCGGTAAAGTCACGGAATGGATTAACGGTCAATCGCGCTTCCCGCGTGAGCGTTTAGCCGTAGCCGCGTCGCTGGTGGCGGTGGGTAATATCATTGGCCTGCGCATGATTGACGATAAAGACGGCGTGACCGCCAACCTGTTCATGTTCTGTGTTTCCGCATCGGCCACGGGGAAAGAGGCGGTTCTGCAAGCTACATCGGCAGTGCATCAAGCCGCTGGTATTCAATCGGCGGTGCATGGCTCTATCAAGTCAGAGCAAGAGATTACCCGCAACCTAGTCCGGCAGCAGAGCGCCTATTACATCATTGACGAATTGGGCTACCTACTGCGCAAGATTACCAAGGCGCAAGAAAACGGCGGCGCTGCCTACCTGGATGGCATTATTGGCCTGCTTATGTCCGCATACTCAAAAGCCAACGGCTTCATGCTGCTAACAGGCGACATGAAAGAGGAGGTGCGCGGCTTGCTATTGCGCGAATATGCGCAAGCGAAAAAGGCTATTGATGAAGGCGACGATCCGGGCGGGCGTATGGCAGCACGCACAAAAGAGATAGAGCGAGCACTCGATATGATTGATACCGGGCTAGAACGGCCTTTCCTGTCGTTAATCGGTTTCACCACCCCAGTGACGTTTGACGAGCTGGTGACAGCAGAGCAGGCCACCAATGGCTTTATTGGCCGGGCGGTATTGGTGCGTGAGCGTGAAACCAACCCGAAGCGCAAGCGTGGCTTTAAAAAGCAGCCCATGAGTATGGGGCTTCGGTCTGCGCTACAAAACTTGTACAGCCCCGGCGGGTTTGATAGCAAGAGTGGGCGTATTGAAAACTACAACGAACCGACGCGAGTGCCCACTGAGGCCAAGGCGCTCGATATGCTTGAGCAAGTGGCCGACTGGGTGGAAGAGTACGCAGAGGAGCATAAGGGGCGAACGGGGCTTGAAGCCATTGTTAGGCGCGCATATGAACAGGTGTCTAAGGTGTCGCTGATACTGGCCGGGCCGGAAGGTGTGAGAACACCCAACCACGTTCGATGGGCTTATGCGTTTGTTCGCCAGGACATTGACGAAAAAATCATGCTGGCGCACTCCAACCAATTAGAAAAGCGCACGGACGCCAGCAGCCAGGGGGAGGCATTGATGGCGCGCATCTATTCGCTGGTTGATGATAAAGACGGCGAGACCATCGGCGTGATTGCTAACCGTTGTCGCAAGTGGGCGCGAGATGACGTAGAGCAAGCGGTTGAGCGATTGGTTGCCACCGGGCGCATTGAAAAACGCGAATACAGCCACGCGGGAAACGGTAGAACGGTTGCTAAATTCTACCGCGCAGGTGTATAGTTGGTGAATGGCGTTAAATGCTTGTTTTTAAACAAAAACCGCAAATAACGTGCTAACCTGCTACTAGGCTGATAACCCTTTTAAATCAACTGGATAGCAGGATAGCAACTAAGCAGCCACCCCCTTTCAAAATCAAAATTACCGCAAATAGCAAAGCAGCCCCTACTAAGCTGCTATCCTGCTATTGTGCGGTTTTTTTATGTCTATAAGAAGTGAAAGAAATATATAAAAATATATATAAAACAGTATCTTATAGGCCTATCAAACGCTTGTTTTAAACGATTGTTTTAATTACTAAGCAGCCCGCTATCCAGCCGCTAATTAGCAACCATAGCAAAAACCTTAAATTTCAGTAGATGCGATTAAAAAAACAAATTAGCCACCACGCCACGGCGGGTGCATACTTTGGGTATCACAACGGAGGAGGTCAGGGCATGAGCACAGGAATCGGACGGCATAAGTTTGTAGGTGGTGACGAATACGCTCGCAGTGCGTACAGCACGCCGAAGGCAATATGCCCTTATTGTGGCTATGACGGCTGCGAAGCAGATTATGTAGATGCTGGTGTTGGTATGGTTCAGTGTGGCCCGTATTACTGCACAGAATGCCACGCTAGCGAAGCCAGCTATTTGGATACAAGAGAGCTTTCAAACCGAGAAAAAGAAACAGGCTGGTATGAGCCAGAGTCCCCGGTAAGCGAAAACGCCAATACGGTGGGCGGGATGCTGGTAGATCATAAAACAGCTAAGGCTATGTACGTTAATGGCCTACTTGACAGTAAGGAGTTAAACCAATGACCACAACCAACATCAAATCAGACACCGCGCGCGCCCTATGCGCCCGCATACAGGCCGCTGCGATAAAATGCGACACTTACCACGTGTTTGTTAATTACGCGGCGCATACGAAAGAATTGACCGTTTGCGTGCGTGATTCAATAATGGATTACAGCGCGCCTGTTGCCACGTGGCCTGAACCGCTGATTTACGAAAGTGTTTATCTCGATAGACACTGGTGCGACCCTATCACTGAATTAACCGCCATTATTGATCAACTGCAACGGCTGGGGGTGGAGGTATGAACAATTTTGAACACGCAGAGCGCCTTGCCGAGTTAACCGCCATGGGTGCACATGAGTTGGCGCTCATGGTGATCCGGTTAGAGCATGATGTTGAGGTGTACCGGCTAGGAGAGGAGCTGCAGGTTGCGTTGCGGCAGCGGGGAGGGGATGGGGATCGGTTACGGGCAGAGCGTGACGCCTTGCAGCAGCTAGACGCCGCCCTTGAGCGCGAGGCGGCGCTGGCGGCGCATTTGGAGCGAATAATCGCGGCCAGAAACAGTAGGCGCGGCGACACGCTGGCTAATATCTGCGCGGTAATTGATGATTCCACGCATCAAACTAGCCTCACCCGCCGCGACCTGATTAAGCAGGCGGAGGGCGCGGAGATGGTATCCGAAGACGCCAAGATGCGTATTGAGAAGGCAAATGCCATATATCCGAAATTTGATAACTCGGGTTACCGCCAGTGCATTTACACGGCAGATAGTGTAGCCGCAAACCTGCGCCAACGCGCCCAGGAGCTAACTCCATGATCGCCCCTAGACCGTTCACCATAATCTACGGCAAAACCCGCGACACGATGACGGATGATCTAACGTTTGAAACGCTCGCACGGGCAAAAGTGGCGTACTATGCCATGACGATGAACAACTATTGCGCGCTCACACGTGGCGGGTATACGCTGATGAGTAATGTTAATGAGGGGCCAGTATCGGCTAATTTAGGAGAGATGAAATGATCCACTTCACGATGATAGTTATCCACCTGCTAGCACTGCTGTTTTTCTTCCCGGCGCTGCTGATTACGATTCCGCTGCATATTTTGATTGCTAAGTGATATAATCACCCCAACACGGCCCCTCTTGCGTACTGCGTACTGAGGGGTTTTTTGTGCTAGTATGGACACAATAGAAACCAGAGGAGATGACTATGCCAATTCCGCAAACGGTCGATGAGAGCGGCCATATCACCTATCACCTAAATGCTGAGCAAATTGCCGCATTTGATAAGATTGTTAGTCAGCCCGCTGCTGAGTGTGAGTCGTTTGCCGAGCTGCTAAACAAGACGCCTATTTGGGCGCGCAATGCTGACGAAGATTGGGGCGTTTACGAAGAAGATCGCGGCTTACTCAAGATTGACGAAAACGATGGGTTTTGATTATGGCTAGGCCAACCAAGATGACAGAGGAGTTAAAAGCGGCCTGCCTCGCTTACGTGCAGGATTATGAGATGCACGGGCACGCAGTGCCATCGGTCGCAGGCATGGCGGTTGTGGTAGGTGTGGCACGCGGCACCCTGCATCGATGGGCGTCTGAAAATACTGAGTTTAGTGACATATTAGACGCTGTTAACGAAATGCAAGAGTTTAAAGCCATGAACGGCGGACTTACCAACACGTTTAATGCGCAGATTGTTAAGCTGTTGCTTGGAAAGCACGGGTATCACGATAAGATTGACAGCGACCACACTACTGCTGGAAAACCAATGCAATCCACCCAAGACGCCGTGCTTAAGGCATTGGAAGCAAAGTACCGGGAATGACTAGCAAAGGGAACTATTACAGGGTACAATTAAGCCACTGCACAGGTGGCTTTTTTTATGAAAAAAACATACGAAGTCTATGTAATAACGAACAGCAAGAACGGCAAGAAATATGTCGGAGTGACAACTCGCGGCTACCAAAACAGGTTTGCAAATCACTTATGGCATTCTCGCAAAAATAGCGGCAATTGCTCGGCCCTTTATTCTGCCATCCGCAAGCATGGTGCTAACTGCTTTTCGGTTGAGCTAGTTGAGCAATGTTCAAGCTTCGAGGAAATGAACTCGAGAGAGCGCTATTGGATAAAGTCATTTAATACTATGTCGCCATCTGGATACAATCTGACAGACGGTGGAGACGCTGGCGTATTCGTTGAATCGACAAGGATGAAGATGTCTCAAAGACTGAAAGGGTTGCCCATGTCTGAAAAAAACAAAGAGGGACTGAGGAACGCATGGTCAAACCCTGAGGTTCGTGCTAGTCGAATTGAAAAAATAAAAGAAGCAATGGCAAGGCCGGAGGTAAGAGAGGCTACTGGTGCAAGGCAGCGAGGAGTTAAAAAAACGCCGGAGCACGTCGCGTCTCTTAGAAAGGCAAGGGCTAGGAAGGTAACCTGCGTAGACACAGGTGAGCAGTTTGAAGCAATAGCAGACGCTGTACAGTGGGTTAGGTCGCAAGGCAAATACCCGAAAGCTAACCATTCAAAAATAATCCGGGCAACAAAAAGAGAAGATTACACAGCATACGGATACAGGTGGAAGCTGTCATGTTGAGCGCTGATGATATTGCAGAATGCAGGTCTGACCTTTTGGCATACACTAAGGTTATGTTTAAAGCCAGGAAGGGGGCAAATTTAAAGCATAATTGGCACCAAGATGCTATATGCTCAGCATTGGAGAAGGTTGTTATTGGAAAGACCAAGCGGTTAATAATCAATATACCGCCAAGGTCTGGAAAGACAGAGTTAGCCGTCATTAATTTTATAGCTTGGTGTATGGGGAATTTTCCTGATAGCGAATTTATTCATGCTAGCTATTCAAAAAGGCTGGCAACAAATAACACCTATAATGTTCGTTCAATCATGCAGCACGAAATGCATGCCAATATATTTGGCAGGCCTGCATTTCAAAACGACTCTAATGCGAAAGACGAATTTAGAACTATGGAGGGCGGGGTTGTTTACGCCACTGGTGCGGAAGGGAGCATAACTGGCTTTGGAGCGGGTAAAATGCGCGACCACTTTGGCGGGGCAATCATAATTGACGATCCGCACAAAGCCGGGGAAGGCAATAGTGACACGATGCGCCAAAACGTGCTGGACTGGTTTAGCACAACAATGGAAAGCCGGAAAAACAGCCCGGACACACCTATCATCGTTATCATGCAGCGGCTGCATGAAGAGGATTTATCCGGGTACTTGCTTAACGGCGGTAATGGCGAGCATTGGGAGCACTTGAACATTCCCGCTATCAATGATGCGGATACGTCATTCTGGCCTGAGCAGTTCCCGTTAGAGGACTTGCGCCGCATGGAAAGCTCAGACGCCTATCGCTTCGCAGGCCAATATATGCAGCGCCCGGCACCGATTGGTGGCGGCATATTCAAAGATGCCTGGTGGCAGTATTATCAACGTCTACCGCAAATTGAGTGGCGCGGCATATACGCAGACACGGCTCAAAAGACAAAAGAGCATAACGACTACAGCGTTTTTCAGTGCTGGGGTAAGTCAAAATCCGGCCAAGCGTATCTAATTGATATGATCCGAGGAAAGTGGGAAGCCCCTGAGCTGTTAACGCATGCCCGTGCATTCTGGAACAAGCACAATGCCATTCGGGATGCGGGTTTTTTGCGGTCAATGAAGGTTGAGGATAAGGTTTCTGGCACCGGGCTAATACAAACGCTAAAGCGCGAAGGGGTGCCAGTGGTGGATATACAGCGAGACCGCGACAAAATCACCAGGGCGATGGATGCGGCCCCGTTAGTCCAATCCGGTAATGTGTACTTGCCACAAGACGCCCCGTGGCTGTCTGAGCTTTTGGCAGAAACCAGCTCTTTTCCTAATGCCAAGCACGACGATACGGTTGATCCAATGATGGATGCGCTTTCAGATATGTTAGGCGGCAATGTTAGCGGCCCCGCCGTGCTACTGAAAAAACGGCGTTAGGGAAAACCTATCACCGCCACGCCACGCCATTAGAAATTACAATTAGCCACCCTGTCATGGGTGGTTTATTGTTTTGGGTGTCAGTAAACAACAGGAGCAACCAACCATGATAAACCTAATCACACGCACCAACGGCGACCCGTTCGACACCGAAGGTAACGCCAAGTGGGCACGCACGTGGAAGGGACTGACGCATACGCACGAGGTTATTCAGCATGGCGGCGGGTGGGTGCTGCGTGAGAAGCAGAGTGATGCGAATCAGGATGGCTCGGCAGTAACATTGCAACCCGGCGATTACATCGCCACCAAAGACCTGACCGAAGACGACTATCACGCCGTGGCAGAGGCGTTTATGGCGGCGGGGGCGGGGAAGGGGGAGTATCCGTCGGATGGACAGTTTTATCCTTATTTTGGATGGCGCGAGAAAATCGATAATCTGTACCATGGATATAACGGTTCAGGATGGGGAGAGCGCCAACTCACCCTATCCCAAATCCTGAGCGCGACGAATGCGGGTGGTGCTGTAGAACATGACACCACAACAGAACCCACAACAGAGGAGCAGCACATGCCACAACAACACCTAGCCGACCAACTGGAAGCTGCGTTATCAGCGCTCGAACATGCGCAGTATGAGGTTGACCGCCTGCAAGCAGAATACCGCGCCGCGTATCCGAAGATCCATGGCGAGGTGGTGCCGACAGAAGATATGTCTGATCCGGCGAATTGGCGGGCGGGGGATGTTATTCAATTTATTTCGCATGGAGGATGCTTTACGCATGGTGAGGAGTACATTGTTCGTGATCCGAGAGACCCTGATGATGATGATTTTGATTTAATTGATGACGATGGCGATATACATGCTTGGGATTTTGCCCCCGCTGGTGAAAACTTCCGCTTCGTCCGCCGCCCATAACACCACAGCGCACTAAATACTAAGCCGCTCGAAAGGGCGGTTTTGAGGAGAGAGAAAATGAACGAATTGCAATGGCGAACCATTGAAGAGCTAAAAGGCTTTACGCTGACTGATATCAAGAAGTCCAAAGAAGACTGTGGCGCATATGGAGGTGCGGGCGAAGAGCTTCACTTCGTCCGCGATGACGGCAAAAAGGTCATTATGTACCATTGCCAAGATTGCTGCGAAAGCGTAACACTTGAAGATATTGATGGAGAGCTTGATGACCTACTAGGCTCACCAATCCTAGAAGCTGAAAAGGCTTGGAAGGATGCTGGCGATCAGTCTGAGTACGACGACAGCGAAACATGGACGTACTACAAACTAGGCACCGCAAAAGGCTCAGTAAGCCTGCGCTGGGTAGGCTCAAGTAACGGCTATTACTCGGAATCGGTTGACATCCGTGTAGAGTAAGGTTTCCGTTGATATGCTAAACTAGCCCCTATCCACCATAGGGGCTTTTTTATGGCACAGCAAGACAAAGAAACGCGGCTGACGATGGCCGTTAATCAGTACATGAGCGAGCGCCGGTTGGCGTCGATGCGGCAAGCGATAGGGTATGGCGGCAACTATGCAGCCAGCATTGACACCAAGCGTTCTAGGAGCTGGGCTGAGTTCGGCTTCCCCAACACGCTGAACTTCTACGACTTCTTAGCGCTGTACATGCGCAACAGCCTAGCCAAAGCAGGCATTAACAGGATTTGCCGCAAGACATGGCAGGACAACCCGTGGATTATCCAAGGCGACACCACCGACGAAAATACCACAGAGAAGCCATGGGAACGTGACGTTCGCAAGCTGTTCAAACGTCTGAACGTCTGGCAGAAATTCCAGGATGCCGACCGCCGCCGGATGGTGGGCGCGTATTCGGGACTTATTTTGCGAGTGGCAGACAATGCGCGATGGGATGAAGAGCTACAACCGGGCGGCGACCTAATTGAGGTTATCCCCGCTTGGGAAGGGCAGTTAACGCCCGGAACATGGGACGAAAACCCCAATAGCCCGCGTTACGGCCAGCCGACAACGTGGAACTACAACGAGGGCAATGTACAGACGGCTGACACGCCACCGCCTGCGCGTAGCGTGACGATTCACCATAGCCGAGTGGTGATTGTGGGTGATTATCGCGAAGGCGTGAGCGAGCTGGAAGCGGCGTATAACGATTTTGTCTCAGTGGTTAAGATCACTGGCGGCTCGGGTGAAGGGTTTTTGAAGAATGCTTCACGGCAGCTAAGTGTTGAGTACAGCGACTCGCAGAGCTTGCCAGAGCTTGCCCGGTCGTATGGCGTCGGTATGGACGAGCTGAACGAGCGCCTGAACGAGATGATGGCCGACCTTAACTCGGGCATTGACGCAGCAGCGTTTACCACGGGCGGGAAGATTAACCCGCTGGTCGCCAACGTTCCGCAGCCGAAAGAGCATTTCGAGGTGCAGGTGCAGTGCATCGCGGCATCGTTGGAAATTCCGACCAAGGTTCTGATTGGCAACCAGCAAGGCGAGCGGGCATCGACTGAAGACCAAAACGACTTCAACAACCGCTGCCAAGCGCGCCGGGCGGGCGACCTGCAAACGGACATCCGCCGACTGATTGACCGCTTGATGGAATACCGCATCATCCCGCCCGTGCCGGGTGATGAGTATGAGGTAATGTGGTCTGAGCTTAATGACGCCTCGCTTGCTGACAAACTGGCGATGCTCAAAACCGCGACCGAAGCCGTGCGGAATATGGCAGGCACCGGGGAGATTATCGCGACAGGTGACGAATTGCGGGCTATCATGGGTTGGGAGGCGTTAGTAGAGCCTGAGTTGCCTGCGGATGATGATAGTGAGGAGGGCGGCGATGAGTGATTTAAAAGAATGCTGGTGTATGGCATGTGATGAGATTAATCGCGCCATTGCTGGCGATCCGTTTCTAAATATTCGAATTAACTTATGCCCAGAATGTGGAAATAAACGGTGTCCAAGGTCTACGAATCATCTTTATGAATGCACTAACAGCAATGAGCCTGGACAACCAGGGAGCGCATATCAATGACCGAAACACACCAACACTGGTACGAAACCGCAAAATACCAAGAGGTGGCTGCGTTTCAGTGGTATTTGCAGATGAAGTGGTTGGATATGCGGGGACACAATGCCTAAATACCCCACCCTACCCCGCAACACTGAGAATCCAATCGGGCACGCACGACTCCAACAGCAAACCGTCAGCCGCCTAAAGCGCGGCTTGCGGGACGTGCGCCGATGGGTGCTAAAGCGGTTTGAGGAGATACCTAAGCGTAAGGTAACGATTAATTCCCAGGTGCCGGGCTACGTGGCCAACGAAACGCGCTACGAATACCTGATTAGCGCTGAAGAGCTGCGCTTGATCGTCGAAGAGATACGGCGCCGCCTGGGTATTGAAGTGCCGCCAGATTACATGGCCGCGCAAACGGTGCTAGCGTATGAGGCAGGCACGGGAACCGCCGTAGCACAGCTTGCAGCGCTGACGGATGACTATACGCGGGAGATAACCCAGGTGCTGGCGTCTGAGCCGTGGCAGCGGCGGGTGGCGTTGATTAGGTCGCGGGTGTTTGAGCAAATGGACTCATTCAATGGCGATACGGCCACGGAATTGGGGCGCGTTCTTAGCCAGGGCGTTGAGGATGGGCTGAATCCGCGTACGGTGGCGAAGGATATTCGCAAGCGTTTCGGCATTGCGGAGCGTAGGGCAGAGACCATTGCCAGGACTGAGATAGGTAGCGCGTTGAGGCGGGCCACCAGGGATGAGACCCAGGACGCACGGGAGCGGCTGGGGATTAACACGCAGCTACTTTGGCTGAGCGCATTGAGTCCGACTACCCGAGCGAGCCATGCACGTAAGCACTCGCAGGTGCTGACAGCCCAAGAGGTGGCAGAGTTTTATAGCCAGGGGGGTGAAAGCATTAACTGCCGTTGCTCGCAGGTTAGCGTGCTGGTCGATGATAACGGAAGGCCCATCCTTGGGCCGTTAGAGGAAAGACTTGAAAAACAACGAGCGGCATTCATAAAAGATGGCTAAAAATCAATCCCCATTGCTTTTGCCATTTTTCTGTTGTGCTCTATTTTTCTTTTACCAAAATCGCCGTGATTTTCAATTACGGCTTTTTCAAAAGCACGCAGCGCATCTTTAATGTCTGAAAAGTAGCCAACGTGTATAACTTTTCCCTCGAAGCCTAGCTTCACCACCCATGATGGACGTGATCTATTTGATTCATAATCGTGCCATCTTATTCCTGTAAATCCGCTGGTGTTTAGCTTGTGTTCAGACCTGTTCCACATATTCATAAAATGGTCTGCTTCTCTGAGGTTTTCAAACCGATTATCAGACCTATCACCGTTGATGTGATCTAAATATTTAGGCGGCTCTTGGCCGGTGCGCATTTTCCAAACCACGCGGTGCACAAGCGCATGAGCGCCTTCAACCCAAACTCTTGAGTATCCGTCTTTTCTAACTTTTCCAACAACTTCGCCTGCTGTACACCTTCCTCGCGCAACTTTTCTGACAAGGTTGGGGCCGTCGATCATAAAAAGCTCGTTTAACAAATCGGCGCTAGGAAGCTCAACACGGCCTTGGTTGTGCCCCATGCCACCTTTGTATGATTTTTTGTACCTCTTCCTCCTTGCTTCATCTAGGCATGACTTGCACGCACCCCTATAACCCTTACCTTTCGCCTGCTTGTAAAATTGGTCAAAGTCTTTTTCTGCTCCGCATTTTGTGCAAATTTTCATGTTCATCTCCTATTCGTGTGCACTTGCATTATCTCACTGAAAATGCAGATAGTCAAAAACAACGCGCCGCCTTCAATCCTGATAGATAACCCCTATCACCAACCGCTACACGATTAAAAAATACCATTAGCCCCGGCAGCCGCTGGGGTTTATTGTTTGGGTACCACTGGAGAGGGATTGATATGTCTGATGATAAAAAAGATGGCCGCGTCGAATGGGTCGAAGCTTATTTAAAAAGAGAGCTATCTGAATTTGAAGCCAACGCTGTGGTGCTAATATGCAAAACAATGCGGCGCGGGCCTTACGACTTCGCTAGTACATTCAGAAAAGCAGAATGGGGATATGGCCGCTGGGTTCGTTTTCGCATTCCAGGGCATGGTATTGCCACTTATGACAGCGATGGGCTTACGGCCCTAGTAATTGGCGCGCACGATATGTGTATAAGAGTCGAGTTAAGCGCCTGTTCGCCTACTCATATTGAGATACTAATGCATCAAAGAGATAGGAGAGAGGGCAGGCTTTATCAGCGCCACCCTACTATTGAAGAAGCAATTCAGCAGAGAAGATAACCAACCCGCCCGCCTAGCGCGGGCATGGAGGAAAGCGTGATGAATAAATGGCAGCCAATAAGTACAGCACCAAAAAATAGAGACATTGTGGTTTGGTGTGAAGATAAATGCAGCCATGATGGCTGTGCTTGCGAAAATCCAGAATCAAAAACGCTTTGTCTTTACCACGCGCATGCCGAAGGCCTTAGCTCCTGCGAGGAAGGTTTTCAAGTCGTCTGCTGGGGCGGTGCTTTTGAGGACACGTGGGAAGATGGGGGTGGCAACTTACCAGACTGGTGGTTTGTTAAAGGCAGTGAATTTGAGGTCGCTGCAAACCCTACTTATTGGCTACCTACGGAGCCACCACAATGACCACCCAAACCATCCCCCAATTCACCGGCAAAATCCAAGGCGGATCCAGCGAAACCAAACACCAAAGCCGCATCCGCAACGACCTATACGCCAGCAGTCGGTATTCACGGCGGTTGGATATTGATCGCCGTCTGGAAGAGCGCCGACTGCAACGAGAACTGAAGGATATGGAGTTATGACAGAGCGTAAGAGATTTGAGGCGTGGGCGAGAAAGAATAAGGACAAGGATGGATGCTGGCTTTTAACTATGAAAAATTCACGCGGCGATTATATCGATGATTCAACATACAGCGCTTGGCAAGCATGGCAGGCGCGCTGCCCGGAGGGGTGGCAATGCGTACCCGTCGAGCCAACTACCGAAATGGTCGACGCAGCCAGCGAAATGTACATGCCGTTTGGTGATATGGCGCTCGCGATACAGGCGGCGATTGTTTATGCGCCGGGTGAATCAGAGGAGAATTGATGTGGTAATTTGTTTTTCGATGTTCCTTGCTTTTCTGTGGTTTTTTGCAGGGTTAATTCTACCTAATGAAAGCGTTGGGGAAGCAGCAGCTTACGTTGTGGTAAATATCTGGCTGGCAGTCGCTGTTGTTTTATTGGGGGCCAGGAAATGAACCGCGCCCAAAAACGCGCCCAGGCGCGCGAAATTAAGCGCCGTAAGCGGCTGGTAAGCCAGAAGCAGTATCAGCACTACCAGACGAACGCCCGCCGCTGGTGTGTGGGTCTACGCGCCACCGGAAGACATATCGGCGGGGAGTTTGAGGGTGAGTGGTCGTTTCCGGCGCATGTTCCGGCGTATAAATACCATGACATTGCGCAGTATGCCACGCACGCGCCGTTGCGGTGGCGCGTCATTGCCCGGCTAGTGCTGCGCTATGATGACGGTAGCATGGAGACACGCGAGGCTGATGCGGAGGTGGGCCAAGCGCAGATTATCAGCGAGCTACAAGAGGCGCGTAACGAGCTGATGAAGGACTTGGAGCGTACTGCTAATGGGCGGTATGTTTGGGATAAATTCTACGTGATGGAGTGCTTGGGATGAGTGAACTTAGCGTAGATCAAGCGATTGAAGAAGCGGCAGAGAGCCTGCCAGACGGGTACGTGATTGAAGTTAATGTTGAGTGCGGCGCGGCATCGCTCAACATGTATGGGCCGGACGGTAGTGATATTGAGTTGCCAGAGTGCGTTGATAGCACGCTGGCCGAGCAGATACAGGATGCAATGCACCATGCCCAATGGCTGGCAAGCGATTAGCGGTACGCCATTCGTGCACCTAACCCGCCACCCCGGCGGGTTTTTTGTTGCATCTAGGCGCAGCCGAGGCTAGACTAGATAAATCCCACCAGAAACAGCATGTTAGCAACGCAGAGTAACGCTAAATAGCACGCTGAATAGTCAAAAAAACCCATACAAAACAACTTCTTAGCAGGATAGCAGAATAGTAGACGGGTCAATTAGAAATCGAATTTTCGATAAATTGACAACCCAACCCTACTAAGCTGCTATTCTGCTATCCTGCGCGTAAAATAAGCCCTTTAAGAGACTCTTAAAGAGATATATATAAAAAAATATATATAAATCAATGTCTTATAGAGTGAGAATGATTATATTTTCGATTAGCTGCTTAGTAAGGTTTTTACTATCCAGCCGTTATCCTGCCCATACCCTTTGGATTCATCATTGCCGCTTGCACCACTTTGCACGCGCAGATAGCCTTGTGCTATACTGCGAGCATTGTTTCGATAGGCTAAATTTATGAGCCAAATCCGCGTCAACATTAAGCACCGCGTCAACAACGCTGCTATCAAGCGCGAAAAGCGCAATGGCCGTGACGTTATCGTGGTGCCTAGCGCTGTGGCGAAGTTCGACACGGTGTTAAACAATATTTTCTACCCACGCGCTGAGCTAGAGGCGAGCTACCAGCAGTTGGAAGGCTTGCCCGCGCCGCTAGGGCATCCGGTGGTGAATAACCAGTTTGTTAGCGCACGCACGCCAGAGGCTATCAATGGTTTCTGGGCGGGCGCGTGGAACACTAATCCGCGCATCGAGGGCGACCGCGTATTTGCCGATAAGGTTATCGACGTTGAGTTTGCCCAGAACAGCGAGAACGGGCGCAAGCTGCTGGCAGCGATTAACGAAGGCAAGCCAATCAGCACCAGCACTGGCTTGCTAATGCAGCGCGAACCAGCCCCCGAAGGCGCTGATTATGAGTGGGTAGGCAATAGCTTTGCATTCGACCACGATGCGATTTTGATTTCTGAAACGCCCGCCATTGGCACCGCTGACGGTGTTGGCATGATGGTCAACAGCGCGGGCGAGCAAGTCGAGGTCGTTAACTCAGAGCTAGAGATGGACGATGACCTATTCACCATGATGGCGTGGGAGATGGTCAACGAATATGACCGGGCCGAGAAGCGGCAGCGCAACGGCGGCTTAGTCGAACGCATCAAAAACGCAGTACGCGCCGTGCTGAACGGCGATAAACCCGAAGAGGCCGCTGGCCTGCAAACCAACTCTCAAACGTCTACCGAGGAACCGCAAATGACGACTGAAGAGCTACAGGCCATGCTCGATAAGCAGGCCGAAACACTGCAAGCGAATCAGGCGCAAGCTATCGCGTCTGCCGTGTCTGACGCAGTCAAACCCCTGCAAGAAAAGCTCGACGCGATTAACGCCGAAGCCGAAGCCGCTGCCGAAGCCGAAAAAACCACGCTGGTTGAAACCGTGGTAGAAGCTAAGCTAGCAACCGAAGACGAAGCCAAAGCGCTCGACGTTAACGCGCTGCGCATCATGGCCCGCAACTGCAAGGCACCGAAGGGCGCGGATCATCCGCTGAATGGTGGGCGGTTGAGCACCAATGCGGATAAACTTGAATTTGAAGCACCGGAGGCAATCTAATGGCTCGTTATAGCAAAATCTACGCAGGCCCGGTCTCCGAGCTGTTGCCGCAGGTAATGGAGCGCCCGTCGGCTGTGGACATCACCCCCGGCTCTATCGTTACGGTTAACGCCAGTGATGAATTTGAGCCACATGGCACCGCTGGTGCGCGCGGAACTTACTTGGTGGCCCAAGAGAACTACATGAAGCTGGAAGGCGCGGACGATGTTATCCCAGCTGGTGATACCGTGGTTGCCGCCCGCCCACTTGATGAACAGTTCTTCAATGTCCGCGTAGCCGCTGGGACTTACGTGCAGGGGTTTACTGAACTAGCATCCGCTGGCGATGGTACGCTAGCCGCAGCCACCACTGGGCAAGAAGTGCTGTTCTATTCAGAAGAATCCGTGACACTCGCAGAGGCAGACTTACTGCGTGTTCGCAAAGCTACAGGAGCGATTGCGTAATGCTACATTTTGACAAGCAGTTAATCACTAACAGCAAGCTGCACGCGCAAAAGTGGCAGGAGCTTTCACTCAACCGCCGCTACTTTGCCCAGCGTGAGCAAGAGCTTGTTGGCAATGCCATCACCAAGCCGCAGCCATGGTTACAGCTAGACAGCGTGACCGCTCGCGTAATGCGCGACAACGCTGGTCAAGTCATCATGGGCGACCTGATGCCACTGGCTACTACTGTGAATATCGGCAAGGTCGTTCACGGCTACCGTTTCAACTCTGATGGCGCGAACACGACTCAGCGCTCTATCAGTGGCCAGAAGCCACAGCCAATGGATAAAGGCAACTACGACTTCCGTGGCGTGCCGGTTCCTATCTTCACTAATGGCGTCGGGCGCAGCTTCCGCGAGTGGAACGTCCTGCAAAACGACGACTTTGACGCATGGGCCGAAGATGTAGAAAAGGCCACGTACGATATGCGCACTGATATGGCTAACTACTTACTGGACGGTGATCCTACTATCCAGTTTGATGGCTACCAGGGCTACGGCATTCGTAACTCGCCGTATACTCAATCTGTCGATATGACGGGCATCGACCTAACCACCGCAACTACCGCAGAATGGGAAAGCTTCCTGGCGACCACGCTGGGCGGCGCGGCTGACGATAACCTCGTTACCGAGCCGATGAACCTCTATGTTTCGCCCGAAATTGCGCGCAACCTAGACCTGCCTTACAACCAGGATGAGTACCTGTCTGGTACACGCTTCCAGCGGCTTGCCACTAACCGCCGAATCAATGAAATCAAGGTTGATTATGCGCTTTCTGGTAACGAGTGGACGGCGTTTGTTCCTAACCGCCGCTACATTCGCCCGGTTGTGGGTATGCCCGTTGGCACGCAGATGATGCCGCGCGACTACCCCATGGCAGACTACAATATGCTTATCGCCGGGGCGATGGGTTTTGAAATTATTGCAGACGCAAATGGCCGATCCGCAGTTTTCTATGGTGTTGGCTCCTAACCGCTAGGCGCTAAACAGAAACCCCGGCTTAGGCTGGGGTTTTTTATTGCGTAGGTATTGACGCGCGAACATAGACGCGCTAAATTGAACACATAACGCGGGGTCAGAGCCGCTAAGAAATTGGGAATAAATGAGCTGCTTATTTTATCCGGTGGGTGCCCAAGCCCTTCTCTGACCCGGTTAAATGAGCAGCTTTTTTGTGCCCGCATGGCGGGGCAAGGCGTGACTTGGCTAGGCCGGGCTCGGACGGGCAACGCAAGGGCTGTAATCAGCCGGTGATACATTGGTAACAGTGTTGATCCGGGTGGCGATAGCTGCCACAAGGCGAGGTTTGGCGTGGCGCGGCATGGCTGGACATGGAGTGGCATAGCCGGGCTTGGCAAGGCAAGGGCTGCAAAGCGTCTAGCATCTGTTTCAGGTGTTAGGCGGTGGGTAGCCACCAAGTGGAAGGGTGAGGCCGGGCGTGGCGAGGCCTGCTCTGGCGAGGAAAGGCAACGCAAGGGCTGTTTACAGCGGTTGGCATCCGGTTCGGGTGCCCTCCGGTGCAAGCACCAACACCAACTCAGAGAAGGCATATCATGGAAATTATCAAAGTACGAATTACAGGCAACCGCCCGCTACTCATGCACAGCGACAAGTTCGCTGATCCGCTTCACCCTGCCACAAAAGCGCATAAGGAGCTGACAGGTAAGCGTAAAAAAACAGACGAAGATCATGAAGCTATCGCCAAAAGCGAATGGGCGGGCGGCATGTATCGAACAGATGATCTAGGGCCTTGCATACCGGACAAGGTTATCGAAGGCGCTTTATATGAGTCGGCCAAGCTGCGTCGCCTGGGCAAGGTTTTCAAGCGGGCTATCGAAGTGGTAGAGCCTGAGGCTGCGGTTGAATACAAAGGCCCGCGTGACCTTGAGGGAATGTGGGCCGCTGGCATGTATGACGCCCGTTCGGTAAAAGTCACCACCAGCCGCTTAATGCGCTATCGTCCTATCTTCAAGCAGTGGGCCTGCCAGTTCACTATAATGTATGACCCGGCACTTATTAACCGCTCTGAGGTTAAGCAAATGCTGGAAGAAGCAGGAATGTACTGCGGCATTGGTGACTACCGCCCAAAATTTGGCCGATTCGACGTTGAGGAGGTGAAGTAATGGACGCATGGCTGGAGCACGCAATCAATGAGTACGACAGGACTAATCACCGAGATGGAGATTTGCTATCCCATGACTGGCTAGCATATGCCCTGCAATTAGAAAAACCGCGCCATTTGGATGAAGTACAGGAAAAGCAGTGGCAGGCCATGAGCCGCGTGGACGCTCTGAGGGATTATTTGCTAGTAGAGCGGCAAGTTGCACTGCAAAACGTTAGGGGCCAAGGTTATAGGATTGTCCCGCCCAGCGAACAGGCGCGTTATGCTGCCGAGCAGGCGATGGCCCAGGTGGCAAAAGGATTGCAAAAGGGAAGTAAAATACTCACGCATACTAGGGTTGCAGAGCTATCGGACGAGCAGCGCAGGCAGCATACTGACACCGAGGTTAAGTTGTCTGGAATAGGTCAAATGATAAAACGCCAGAAGCGTGATGTTTTCGCTCTTTTCTCGCCTAGCAAATGACCAGCCGCAGCCCGCCACAGCGCGGGCTTTTTTGTGCTAAAATCAGGGAAACATCTTAGGAGTCAATTATGAAAGATCAAGCTATTGAGCAGGCGATTCAAGACAAGGGATTAAACGCCCCTCGCCTTACGCCTGATTCCATTGATGCGGTTATTGTGGGCGAAACGTTCACCACATTACCTAGCGGCAAAGTAATGGTGTGCGAGCTAACCCTGCGCAACGGTTTCACCGTGCGAGGCGAGGCGGCAACCGTCAGTAAGGCGAACTTTGACGAAGAGATCGGACAGCGCATTTCTCGTGAAAACGCACGCAGCAAAGTGTGGGAGATGGAAGGTTACTTATTGCAGCAACAGTTAAGCGAGGCCAAATAATATGCTAATCGAAATTACCCGTCGTGGCGTCTATCGCAGCACAGGCGAAATGCTACCCATTGGTACGCAGGTTGAAGTGCCGGACGATTTTACCGGATGGGCGAACAAATACCGCGTTGTCTCTAGCAACAAGGGCAAGACTCTGGAAGTCGCCACCCCCAAGCGCCCGCGCAAGAAACGCGAGCCTAGGCAGGAACAAGAGCCGGAACAGCCTAGCTTAGACACTGAGGCAGCGTCTGATGATAACGACTGATGAAGCCGCCGCCTACCTACGCGAGCTGGGCATCACAATGCCCGCCCCACTACTGTCGCTGGTGGTCGCAAAATCTCAGGGCATTCAGGCGTGCCTGGATGCTAACGGCGTAGACACCACCGACCAAGCGCTCATTTATTACTACTTAGTGGGTCTACTTGCCATTTCGGGTGGGGGTCGTCGTGTGAAGTCACAGGCCGCGCCGTCTGGGGCATCGCAGTCGTTCGAATACAGCGCACTGGGCGACCTATACGACCAGTTGCTAGGGTCGCTAGACGTCGTTGATAGGTACGGCTGTGCGACTGCGTTAGTGCCTGCTAAACCCGGCGGGAGCACTGGTTTTATGGTGGTTAAGGGAACGAGGTGCTAGACACCACGGCCTAACGCTGCCATACTCTACCCACTCCTTGTTGTGTGTTGCTCCTCCTATTGACCGCCCTTCTGGCGGTCTTTTTTTTGGGTGCTATTTATGCCGGTGGATAATTGACCCGCTGCCCGGTGTGGGATAGTATTGGCGGTGTGGTGAATACCAATGAGGCAACTAGAGCCAACAGCAGCAATCTAGTAATGGAGTGGCAATGCGCCGAAAAGACCGCCCGCTTTATGTACGTTATAGCATATGACTGGCAGGAAAGACTGCCCCAGTTTCGCCACAATACCGAGCGCTGGGACGCTCACCGGACTGTAAATCCGGCGCTAACGCTATGAGGTTCGATTCCGTCATTGTGGCACCAAACACCTTAGACCGATTGCCCGCTCATATAGCGGGCTTTTTTTGTGCTACACTAAAATCAGATACGGCCACGCCGACATAAGGGGGTGATCTATCTACAACAGGCACGGCGCTGTGAAGCGACACCCGTGTACCAGACGCCCCGGCACCTACCGGGGCGTTGCCGTTTATAGGTGGTGGCTATAGAGTGGCGTGAGTCGATAGAAAAATACCATTAGCTGCGAGGCTGCGGGGTGGGCTATTGTTTGGGGGTGCAAACACGACAGGAGATATGAACATGAATTGCGAAAACTGCGGCCACGAATGCTATCGAGATGAAGCTGATGTAGGTGTTGGTATTATTTACGGGCCTTGGGGCTGCCCTTGCGGCTGGAGCGAGTGTGACGAATACAACCAGCTCTTAGGCAATGGCGGCATTCAGGAAGATGGATCTTATGTTGACCCGCAGGGTGTTATCTACCCAAAAGACAACCCTATTGCTATTGCTACGCGGGGTTTTAAGGAATGACCCACGCCCAACACCACCACGACGAATCACGCGCCCGCGCATTGCTGATTGCGCTCAAACAGCGCAGTACATGGCCTGCATTAAGCGAGCGCACGGGTATCGACAAAATACGGCTTATTGACATCAGCACAGGCGATGTCGGATCCACATTCGCGGAACAGACGCTGTTTCGTGTTATTTGGAATGAGGAGAATCAACCATGATTTATGCAGTGAATAGGCTAACTAAAGAACATCGGGTGGTTGAAGAGCGGTATTCGGGTGGAATGCGACTTCCGTGCCGCAATCCAAACCTTGGTAAAGGGTGGGATTACATCCAAGCCGACGCCGATGGGTGGGTTGATTGGAGTGGCGGGGAGTGCCCGTTGCCGGATGACCAACCCTACAAAACAAAACACAAGAGCGGTTCGTTTTTTAACGGCAGCATGCCGCAAACATTTGGGGCCCACTGGCGAGGACTATCTGATCCGGTAGTGGCCTACCGCCCCATCATCAACCAGCCCGCCATCGAGGGACCGAGTGAGTGGGGTGGGCCGGAGGATGGGTTGCCGCCTATAGGCGAAAAGATTTTGGTACGAAAAAATGACAACGACTGGCTAACTGTCGAGGTGGTCGCACATGACGACGGGGGCATTATTTACCGCGACCCAGCAACAACGGATCACGGTTACAAGTGGGCTATTGCCGGTGGTATTCGCCCCCTACCATCACCTCGTGCCCAGTGGGTACATGCGGCCAAAAAGTTAATAATGGGGCCGTTGAGCGGGAAAACAGGAATAGAAGCCATCCACGACGCCCTAGCCAGCGGCGAGCTACCGACACCGGAGAAAACACAATGACCCACAACATCGTAACGCATAAGTCAAAAACAGTTGCCGTATTGCTATGCCTAACCCTGGGTAGCATTGGCGCGCATCGATTCTACCTAGGCCATCCCTGGCTTGCCTGCAGCTGGATTCTACTTACCATTGTGTGCTTGGCATCCGGCGCGATGGTTGTGATTACCGCGCTGTTATGCATTGAAGCGTTGGTGTTGCTGTTTCGGAGCAAGGCGTATTACAAGCGGGTTGAGCAGGTGGAGGTGGTGACGTGAGCAACGATATAAAGCTAATTTTTACATCTAATGTATTTACTAACCACTCTGAAAACACAATCAAAAACATGCAGTTTGCTTATAAAGAAAGGGAGAAAGGTAGGACGCTTAAATCAATTGGAGATGATTTGGGGCTGTCAAAAGAGAGGATTAGGAGCATGATAGAGTACATAAAAAGGGAGATTCGGCAAGGCAGGATTGAGATAGCGCACTCATAACACACCCCGCCGCCCTATGCTATACTGCCCCATAATCTTTTATGGGGCTTTTTATTGTGTCAAACATAGCGAGCTGGTCATACGCACACGGCCCCGCGACCGTGTGGCCCGCAGGTGGCACCGATGAATGGGGGCAACCTATCGGCGGGACGCCTTACCTAATCCCCCGCGTTGGCTATGAGGGCGGCGGCGATGTAGCGCGTGACGATAACGGGACTGAGTTTGTGCCGAATCAAACGTTTCGCTTTGAGGCTGCGTTGGGTTCGCCGCTGGTGCCAGAGCGCGAGTGGTATATCCAGCTAGGCGACCACACCGACCTAGCCACCGCGCCCGCCACTGCTGAACGTATCCGCGCTATCCGTTTTTGGCCGATTGACGAGCTAGAACCGGGCGGTCTGCCTGATTATGAGGTGATGACGTGAGTACGTTTGACGACATTAACCAGCGGTTTCAAGAGGCGTTGCGCGGTATTGGCGTGCGTGATAGTGAAAGGGCGGTGACGAAGATACTGTTTTCAGTCAGCACTCAGTCAGCCGCGCTAACGCCGCGTGATACGTCTTTTCTGATTAACAGCCAGTTCCGGCGCGTCGAGCAAACACCAGGCAGATGGAAAGGCGAAACGGGATACGGCGCACGCTATGCCGCTGCTGTGCATGAGGCATCTGGCAAGCTTGCTGGGCAGCCCAGGCCGAAGAATCGTGGGACGTACTGGGCACCGGGTGGTGAGCCTAAGTTCCTAGAAAAAGGCATCGAGGCCACCATCCCGTTGCTGCCCCAAATTCTGCGCGAGGAGTATAGCGAGTGACCACACGCACGATTTTGACCGACCTGCGCGCTTACATTGACGACCTGATACAGGGTTATGCGGTCAAATATTTCCGCTGGACGGACGCAGACGAATCAAGCGAAAGCCCGTTTGTAATGATGCGCTTTCCAGGTAGCGGTAACAGCGACCCACTACTACAGCGCATTGACGTACTGCTAACCCTGGTGCAACAGCCAGCCGGGGCGGTATCGGGTCACGACACCATGGCAGCGATTGTACGGCGTATCCGTGAGGGCGGCGGCTACGGGGATGTGCTGCGCTTCGAGGTGTTGTCGGAACCTGCGGGGCCGATGTATTTAGAGAACGGGCGGCCTGTATGGGTTGCTGATATTCGGTGCTATACGGAGGGGAATTAATGTCGGAAATAATCGACGGCCAAAGCGCCACGCTGACGTTCGGCGGCGAGCTGGTAGGCAACGTCTACCAGTACCAGTTTTTCAACGGATCGCCCACCGTGATCCGTCATCAGTCGTTATCTGCCCCTGCACGCCAATACCTACCCGCACAGCCTGACTACGGCACCGCCACGCTACAGCTATACCGCAACCATGCCGACCCAGGGCAGCAGAGAATGGCGCTATCTCAGGCAACACGCACAGTAGAGCCATGCGTGCTAACGCTAGAGGACGGCACCACGCTGTCATTCGATGCGTTCTGCGAGGCTATCCCGCTGATTGGCGGAAAACAAACAGGCCAGACGATTAACCGCAGCACAGCGCGCATTCGCATTACTGGCATAATCAGAACCGCCTAGTCAAATCGTAATTCCATATCACAATCGACAACGCAATTGCTTTAACCTATAATAGTGGGCGGATATATCCAACCAATTTGAGGTAATGAGCATGGCATATTTTACAGCAGCAGGCACAACGCTAAGCGTTGCCACTGGGGCACCCGCAACGTTTGACGCCGCTGGTTTTGAGGCGAACACCTACTCTCTCGTTGGCGAAGTGACTAGCGTGCCGTCACACGGTGCTGAGTACGCCCTGGTAACGCACAACCCCATTGCCGACCGAGTGACTCGTAAGCTCAAAGGCTCGGTGAATTACGGCAGCATCACCATCCCTATGGCCCTGGACGTTTCAGACGAAGGTCAGGACATTATGCGCGATCATGCCGACGGTGCAGAGGTTGATACCGTCGTTAGCTGTGAGGTCGCGTACCCCGATGGCACCACTGAATATTTCACGGCCCTGGTAATGTCATTCACCACGGCGGGAGATGGCGTTGATTCAATTCTGTCTGCTGAGGCAATGCTTGAGATTGACTCGCAGGTTATTACTGTTGAGCCAGTCCCAGCTCCCTGAGCATAGCTTCGGCTAAGCCGTCCGGGTGGCCCCGCCAGCGCCCGGACGTTAAACCAAAGACTGGCGGGGATACTTAACTGGCGGAGTACCTAGCATGACTGATTTAACGAACGTATTTGACCTAGAAACTGGTGCCGATAAAGGCGCATTCCTGCATCTTGAACATCCGGTTACTGGCGAAAAGCTCTACACCGAAGACGGTAAAGCCATCGGGATTGACGCGGTAGGCGTGGATAGTGCGCAATATCGCCGAAAAGTATCGCAAATGGCGAACCGCAAGATGGGCAAGCGTCAGAAAAACCCCACGCTGGAAAAAGCAGAGCAGGAAGGCGCTGAGCTTTTAGCCGCGTGCGTGGTGCGTTGCCATAACCTGAAGTTTGGCGACGACGAAATGACACCCAAAAACGCCGAACAATTCCTGCTCAAATATCGCAGCATTCGTGAGCAACTCGATGAGTTTGTAGGCGACCGCCGTAATTTTTTCAATGCGTAGAGGATGATTTAGTCCTCTACGCTCGCATGATGGGGTGGCTATCGGCCACCCCGGATAAGCGCAACGAAACGCGGTACAAGGATTACCTCAACCGAAATCATGGGCCACCACCCATGCCGGAGTTAGAGTTTGGCGAGCATGTCATTGGCTACCTGCAGGAAGTAGGGCCAGCGCTAAACACGGGGCAAGGGGTTGTGCCACTGACGTTTAGTGAGATAGACGCATGGATGCGGATGGTGGGCGTAGCGTTAACAAGCTGGGAAGCGTCGGTGCTAAAGCGCCTATCCGACGAATACGTGGCAGAGCATCACGCCGCAAGAAAACCGCAACACCCGCAGCCATGGATGCCAATTCAGGGATTCGATAAAGAGGCTATCGCCAAAGGTATGCGCGGCATATTGGGTAAAATCAGCGCAAAACGCGATAAAAAGTAGGGGTATCTATGGATTTAGGCACATTAAATTGGTCGGTTGAAGTAGATACCTCTGATTTATCACGCGCTGAGCGCGAGATGGATGGTATGGGCAGCGAGTCAGAGGTGGCTCAACGTCGTGTTACTACCGCCACAGAACGAATGAACAACGGACTAAATGGCCTTGCTAAAACGGCAGCATTAGCAACGGCAGCGCTCGCATCCATAGGCGTAGGCATGGGGGTTTCAAACGCTGTTCGCGAGATAGCCAACTTTCAAGAGGCAATGAACGGGCTGGCGGCAGTATCGGGCGCAACTGCCGCGCAAATGAAAACGCTAGAAGCGCAGGCACGCACGCTAGGCGCTACGTCGATGTTTAGCGCACAGCAGGCAGGCGAGGCTCAGAGGTTTTTAGCTCAAGCAGGGCTTGAGGTAAATGAAGTGCTTGGCGCTACGCCGGGCATATTAAAACTCGCAACGGCGGGACAGCTAGACCTCGCTAGCGCTGCCGATATTGCGTCTAACGTACTAGGCGGCATGCGACTGGAGGTCGATCAACTCAACCGGGTCAATGATGTGCTTGCCGCTACAGCGGCGGGCGCAAACACCGATATTCAACAACTGGGGCAAGCGCTATCGTTCGCTGCCCCCTTCGCCGCATCCGCTGGCATTAGCATTGAGCAAGCATCCGCCGCCATTGGCGTTATGTCTGACGCGGGCATACAAGCCAGTCGCGCTGGTACTGGTTTGGTTGGTGTTATTCGGCAGCTATCCAACATTACGCCAAATGCCGCCGGGGCACTCGCCGAGCTGGGGCTTAGCGCTGCTGACGTAAATATTGAAACGCACGGGCTTGAGGCGGTCTTAGATACGCTTTCTGGCACGTCGATGAATACCGCTCAGGCCATCACGATATTTGGCTCTGAGGCGGGCGCGGCGGCACAGGTGCTGGTTAATGCAAGCGGGCGCGTGAGTGAGTTTACTGGAAACCTGAACGATTCCGAAGGTGCTGTCGATAGAATGGCGCTAATTCTCGGGCAGGGGCTTAACCCAGCATTCAAAGCCTTGGGCAGCGCCATTAGCGAAGCTACCCTACAACTTGGCGACACAGGCCTAGCGTCTAATCTTGAGAGCCTAGTCGGTATCGCGGCAGGCGTGGTATCCGTTTACAACGGCCTGCTCGATGAATTTGCCGACGCAAACGATTTGACAGCAGAACAATCTCAGCGTTTGCAATCGCTCGCAGGGATGATAAATAACGCTGCAACCGCCGTAACCGCGCTGGCAGCCATTTATGCCACTAATCTCGTTACGTCGATTGGCGCTGCAACCATTGCTAATGTTAAAAACACGGTTGCTCTTAACGCCAATCTGAAAGCGGGCGCTGCCGCTGCCGCTGCTACAGTTAGGCGCACCGCTGCCGAGCGCCAAGCCGCTTTCGCGTTACTGAGCACCACCAAGCTAGAGGTTGCTGCAACGAGAGGCACCAACGCTCACGCATTCGCACTTCAGCAGCTAAGCGTTGCTCGTACGCGAGCGGCCACAGCAGCAGGCGCTCACACCGCTGCCATGAACACAGCAACAGCCGCTGCCGCCAGGGCAAGCGTTGCAGCACGCGGATTAAGCACGGCACTGGCACTGGTTGGCGGCCCCATTGGGTTGATGATTGGCGCGGGCGGGCTACTATACGTATTCCGCGACGAACTAAACCTAACAGGCCACCGCGCCGGGTTAACCGAAGATCAAATTGCAGACCTGCGCGATGAAATGCAGGAAATGTCGCAAGAGGATCTTAGTCAGTCGCTGTCGTCGCTGAATACCGCGCTAGATGCGGCCACTGTTAAGGCCGCCACGGCGCGCGAAGAATTAGCTAGGCTGAGAAGTGAGAACCGTGGTAGCGGTGTGCTGGGGGTAGATAATTTTGGGGCAGAAGTGCGCGGAATGCAGGCTGTGGCCGAAGCCCAAGAGCGCATCGTTGAGCTAAACCAAAAAATCAACGTAGCGCGTGGCGAAACCGCACAGCGCATTGAGGATAATGCTAATGCGTTTGTTGTGTATGCCGACCGGTTAGAGCGCACACGTGAAGAAACAGCGCTAGCCGACGAGGTTACTAAGACGTTAAACGACACGGCGGAAACATCGGCGGGTAATTTTGGCAACCTGTCAGACTCTCTAAACACCCTCCTCAACCGCCTTGATCCCGCCCGCGCACGCACCCAGGCGTATGCGCAGGGCGTTGGACTGCTGAATACCGCGCTTGCTACTGGCACGCTGAATTTTGGCGACTACCAGCGGGCGATGGTGGCGTTGCAGGAAGAGTTGTACAACGTCGAAGAGGCCACCGACACCGCGACTGATGAAATGGTCAAAGTATGGGAACAGCGCATGGAGCGCATGGACGCAGCGGGGGTTGAAACGTGGCGTTCATTCCTGACGGGCGCGGAAGATGTGTTTGGCTCATTTAAGCGCCTCGCTATTAACACGCTAGCCGAGGTTATTCACGCCTATACGACTCAGAAAATTACCGCCAGTCTGGGTTTTAACCTATCCGGTGGCATGGTGGGTAGCCAGGGCGGTGGGCTCGGCGGCATTGGCAGCCTAGTCAACGGCGCTAAATCGCTGTTTGGTTTTGGTGGCTCCGCAGCAGCGCCTTCTCTCGCCATGCAAGGCGGTCTATCGTCTGTCGCGCTGGCCAGTGCCAGCCAAGTGGCAAACGGTGCCGCTTATGGCGGATGGGCGGGAAGTGCCGCCTCTGGTGCCGCGCTGGGTAACGCCGCTGGTGGCGGCCTAATGAGCAGTATTACGTCCGGTATCAGCGCCGCCATGCCATGGCTTGCAGGCGGCGCTTTGATTGATAACGTGCTAGGGCTGGGCATTGTTGATGGCATTGTGGGTGCGGTTAGCAGCCTGTTTGGTGGCGGTAAAACAGCCCCTAAATTTGAGCTAGCCACTGTCAATGCAGATACTCCAGGACACGGTGTTTTCGAGGACTACGGCTCAGGCGTAGTAGCCCGTGGGGCGTTTGGTGCCGTTGGTTTTACAGATCAAGGAACGGCGCGACTTGAAGAATCGTTTGGCGGATTTGAGAATGCCACTGCTTTCCTTAATCAAATTACCGCAATGGATAACGCGCTAGCAAGTGTTGCAGGCAGCGAGCAAGAGCTAAACGCAATGGCCGATGCTGTGCAAGCCGTTCGCCTCAACGCTAACGACGCCGCTGGCATTCAGGATCAGCTAGCAAAACGCACAGCCGCCGCCGCTAACGTTATCGACGCAGAGTTCACCCAATCGCTAGTGGACGCAGGCGCAACAGCCGAGGAGATAACGCTGCGGTTTGTGAATGCTGACGCTGCCATGCAGACGCTAAGCGCCGTGGCCGAGCGCCTCAATTTGCAGTGGAACGCCGGGGCTGATGGAGCGCTACGTTACGCCGACGCTATCGCCAATCAAGTGGGCGGTGTGCAGCAAATGGCGGCGCTGCAAGAGTCGTACTATCAGCAGTTTTTTACCGATGCCGAGCGCACCGCAAACTTGCAAGATGATCTGACGAAATCCTTAGCGGCAATGGGTGCCGAGCTACCGCAAAGTCGAGACGGTTTCCGGGCGCTGGTTGAAGCGCAAGATCTGAGCACTGAAGCTGGACAGCGCAATTTTGCAACGCTGTTGCAACTCGCTGGCAGCTTTGACCAGCTACAAACAAGCATGCAAAACACTAGCGTCGCGGCTGATTCGTTATCGTCTGAGCTTGATTTATCCGGCGTCAAGAGAGCGTGGGATGCGTTCTCGCGCTCTATTGATGCTGAGCAAGAAATTCTAAAGCGTGCGTACGATGCGCAGCGCGGCAGCATTCAGTCTAATATTCGCACCATCCAAAACGGCATTCGTGACACTGAGTCCATGGCGCAACGGTTCAGCAGCGCGCTAGGGCAAATGGCGAGCAATGAACTGGCGATTAACCAGAGTGCGCGCTTTGCTAGCGGCCAAGCATACCTGCAGAGCGTGCTAGTAGGCGGCGGGCTAGGCGACCCGGCGGCGATTGAGTCAGCGTTGGCAGCGGTCGCTAACCCTAGCGAAGCCACTTATGAAACCCTGGAAGATTATCAGCGTGATTTTCTAGCTACGGCTGGGGTTATCAGTCAGCTAAACGAGAGGGCAGAAGGCCAGCTTACAACCGAAGATCGCAGCCTGCGAGCGCTGGAGCGGCAGCTAGAAAACGCAGAGCGCGGTTATCAGCTTGAGATGCAAGCCCTTGAGCAAGATCGCGAACAGCAAGCGGAAACACTAGAGGCGATATTCGGGACGCAGGACTGGTTGTCAACTGTCAATGACAGCGTGCTGAGCCTAGCCGATGCGATTGCTAGCCTCAAATCTGCTTCGGTATCAGCGGGCGGATTCCCATCAACAGGTGGGCCGACCGAAACACGGGCCGGAAATGTTGCGGAGGGCTATGACGCGGAAGGGGATCCGCTGCTGAGCGGCGCAACGGGCGCGATTGCTGATGCGTATCGCGAGATTCTCGGGCGAGACCCAGACGATACGGGCCTGGCATTTTACGAAATCAGCGGGCGCAGCGCTGAGCAGATACGCCGAGAGCTGGCCGCTAGCCCCGAGGGCGAGCGGTATCAAAACTCAGGCATCCCCGGCTTCGCCAACGGCGGCGCACACGCTGGCGGGTGGCGCATAGTGGGCGAGCGTGGGCCAGAGCTTGAGTACACAGGCCCGAGCCGCATCATGTCGAATAGCGACACGCGGGCGATGATGGATAATTCGCAGGTCAAGGAGTCTGTTGACCAGATGAACCAAAACCTTGAGGCCGTGCTGCGTGGTATACTAGAAGCGAGTCAGGAAACCGCCTCTATTATGGATGATTGGGATACGCTAGGCCAGCCGGGCGAGAGGAACATAACTGCATGAAGATTATCGAACCGCTACAGCCTAACCTGACGACGTTAACCGCGTCGTCGCTGGACGAGTCAACGTTGCCCGTGTGGGATTCCGGCACTGCGTATTCGGTGGGCGACGAGGTGCGTATCTTTAGCGATGGCGCGTACCGAACTTACGAAGCGCTGATTGCAAGCACGGGCGAAGACCCGACGACAGACCCAGCAGACGGCAACGGCGACCCGTATTGGCTAGCCACTGGCAGTACGAACCGCTGGGCCATGTTTGACGGCAGCGTGGGAAGCCCTAGCACCGATACGACGGATATTGCCGTTACGTACACCCCTGGCACGGCGATAAACGCGCTCGCTATTTTTAACGTGCTTGGATCGTCGGTTAATGTAACCGTAACTAGCACGCTGGGCGGTGGCGAGGTCTACAATGAGACGCAGCAATCGCTAGGCACACGCGGCCCAGGTTACTGGAATTTCTACTTTGGTGGCGTATCGGTTCGCACACGATTCCAGTTTTTCGGTATCCCACCGTATCCAGACATGGTGATTACGGTCACGGTGGCAGCCGCTAGCGGGCAAGCAATGATTGGCGAGTTAGTATTCGGCAAAGAGTTTGTGATTGGCGAAGATGTGCTAGGCATGGAGCCGCGCATTAAGGATTATAGCACTAACGAATTTAACGCAACGTTCGGCTATAATGTGCTAGTCGTTCGGCAGACGCGGCGGCGGTTGAGCATTACGACGATGATTGATGAAAACCGCGCTGACACGGTTTTTGATAAAATCCAGTCGCTCGCGTCACAAAAAGTCGTGTGGATTGCCGACAAATACGCCAGTGGTATTATTTACGGGTTTTATTCGGATTTCATTCCAGCGCACAATACGTATAAGGTAGTGCAAGCGCAATTTAAAATTGAGGGATTAGTATAATGGCACAGCAAATCAGTGCGTTTCCACCCGTTCCATTATTGACGGATACGCCAGAGGTGTTTGACCCCAAGGCGGTGTCGTTTAATTTGTTTTTGGCGAATACGTTTGTTAGCGAAGCTAACGCGCTGTCAACTGAGGTTGAGAGTAACGCGCTATCAGCGGAGAGTGACGCTGCATCAGCAGCGCTAAGCGAGACCAACGCGGCAACATCTGCGGGTGAGTCTGCTGATAGTGCGGCGCTGTCTCAGGAGTGGGCGGTGTCCACATCGTTGGTAGCGGGTGCTGATTACAGTGCCAAGCAATGGGCCACTGCTGATGGTATTGTGTCGGGCGGGTTAAAAAGCGCCAAAGGATATGCGGAGGAAGCCGCCGCAACCGTTGGTACAATCCCTGAGGGCACTATTAACGATGCTATCACAACGCTGACAGATACTTGGTCGTCTCAGAAGATCAGCGACGAGCTAGATCTAAAACGTGACATAACAGACACAAGCTTTCCAAGATATGACCTCTCAAGTGGTGCAACAACGGACACGCTAGACTTAGATGTTCGGCAGGTCTTTAGAGTGGATGCCAGCAGCCCTAGAACGCTAGCCTTTGCCAACGCGCCGGGCGCGGATAGAGCAATGACCGTGGTGGTGCATATCGCCGGTAATAGCGCCGTGACGTGGCCCGCCGGGATTGATTGGGACAGCGATGCCGCGCCGGAGTTGGGCGATAACGAAACCAAGGTCGTGCTGTTTTGGGACGGCATCGAATGGTCTGGATTTACGAGGGTGGCGAAATGATTGAAGCGATGTTAACGGCGGCGGGCGGGCTACAAGTTGAGGACGCTTTTAGCACTACACTATATACGGGAAACGGTGCTACGCAGACGATCAATAACGGGATTGATCTGGCGGGTGAAGGGGGTTTGGTTTGGATTAAGAACAGGTATGCCGTCGCCAATCATTCACTAACAGATACCCGACGAGGCGCCAGGGATATCCTAATTTCTGATCGTACTGATCCTGAACTTCAAAACCGGGACGAGGCAGTTAATCAGTTTTTTGAATCTGGGTTTGAAGTTACCGGGACTACTAATCAAAGTAACGCAGGTGGATCAACCTACGTCTCCTGGACCTTCCGCCAAGCCCCCAAGTTTTTCGACATTGTGCAGTATACGGGGGATGGGGTTGCAGGGCGGCAGATAGCGCATGATTTGGGTGCTGAGCCGGGGATGATTGTGGTTAAGCGGTTGGATGGCGCGGATAATTGGTACGTTTGGCACCGCCAAGGTAATAACGGAATTGACGGTAACGCACGTGCTGCACTGAATGACTCAGGACAATTCACTTCTCCTGACGATGGGACAGTTTGGGGGGACGGATCGTCGTATATCCCACCTTCAAAATCCGAATTTACAACGCGAGGCGTAAATAACGCACCCGGCGGCTCATACATCGCCTACCTCTTCGCCCACGACCCGAGCGATAGCGGGATTATTCAGTGTGGGAGTTTCGTAAACATGTCCCCTGGACAGACCGTGAACCTAGGGTGGCAACCGCAGTATATCATGGTTAAGCGGACGGATGGGGCTGATAACTGGGTTGTGATTGACACCGCTCGCGGATTTTCTGAAAACGACGACAGGTATCTATTTCCAAACTCATCTCAGGGCGAATCTGGAGGAGTCGGCGCGTCTTCATTGACCCCCACGGCAACGGGATTCAAGTTCGATACGACCTACAGCGGCATCTACATCTACATGGCAATAAAAGCCCCCGAATAAGGAGAACATATGTACATCAACACAGAAACACTCGAATACCCGCTAACGCTACGCCAAGTGCGTCAAGCGAATCCTAATGTCAGTCTGCCTAAAAAACCTGGCGAGGCCACGCTAAACGCACTCGGCTTTGCCACCGTGCATCCCGCAGAGCGCCCCACAGGCGACGTAGTAACCGAGGGTGCGCCAAAGAAGCAGACAGACGATACATGGCGGCAGGTGTGGAATACGCGCCCCTTTACAGATGAGGAGCTAGAGCAACAACGCTTAGCATCTATCCCTCACTCTATCAGCCCTCGTCAAGCACGCCTAGCGCTGTTACAGGCAGGATTGCTCTCACAAGTAGACACCGCTATTGCCTCACTCGAAAGCCCGGCTAAAGAGCAGGCTCAAATTGAGTGGGAATACGCTACGTCAATTGAGCGATCAAGCGAGTGGATAAATCAGTTGGGTGGAGCGCTAGGGTTAGACGAAGCGGGCATTGATGACTTGTTCAAAACCGCTAGCACTCTATAAAACACAAAGCGCCCTCGTGGCGCTTTTTTGCTATACTGTCAAGTTAAATACTGAGAACCGGAACGCTATGACATGCCCAACTGGAAAGAAACCAATATCGATGCCGGGACGCTCGTTGCGTTCGCCATCGGGATACTGTCGCTGGTCGCAACTGTTGTTGGCGTTCAGTCTTGGGTGGATGACCGCATTAATCAGCGTGTGGCCCCTGTTGAATTAGAGATGCGCGAACTAAAGCAGGAAATCAGAGACTCTCTGGCGTCAAGCAATGCAAGTCGCAACCGTCAGTATGGAGAGCTGCTCAGCAAGTTTGATGAGCTGATGGAGGTACAACGGTGAGCATCTACGAAAACGCAGAAACCTACCGCCATATCACCCCTGAACAACTAGCCACGTGTATGCCTGGATGCCCTAGCCCTACTCAGTGGGCGGTGGCATTCGATGACGCCATTGAGTTTTTCGACGTGCGCCGAGACGACCGTGCGATGTTGCTTGCCCAGGTTGGGCATGAAAGCCAAGACCTCAATACGCTAGAAGAAAACCTATCGTACAGCGCCAGGCGATTAATGCAGGTGTGGCCGTCGCGCTTCCCTAACGACCGCATCGCATCGCAGTACGCGCGCAATCCCGAGGCGCTCGCCAATAACGTGTACGGCGGGCGCATGGGCAACGACAAAGACGGCGATGGCTGGCTATTCCGTGGCCGTGGCCCTATTCAGTTAACCGGGCGTTACAATTACACACGCTTTGCCGATGCCATCAACAGCCGTGAGCCATTGCTGCACCCCGATTCGCTGCTAGAGCCGGGCGTGGGCGCGCTAGCTGCGTGCTGGTTTTACGTGACCAACGTGCCCGTTGGCGCTGACATTGTGACCGCTACGCGGCGCATTAACGGCGGTACTAATGGATTAGATGACAGACAGCGGCGCTATGAGCGCTGCATTGAGGTGCTTGGATGAACTGGAGAGATGTCGCAGAAACGGTGGCGAAAGCTGCGCCCGCTTTGGGCGGCGTGCTTGCTGGCCCGGCTGGTGCTGGTGCTGGGACTCTCATCGCTCGCGCATTGGGCGTGGACGATAACCCCCAGGCGGTGCAAGCGGCTATGCAGGCAGACCCGCAAACGGCTATTAAGTTGCGTGAAGTCGAAGCATCGCTGACGCAGGCGCTTATACAACAGCGCGGCAGCGTAGTGACGGCGGAAGCCAATGGCGAGTCGTGGCTTCAGAGAAATTGGCGTCCGTTGGTCATGCTTTGGTTCGCGGGACTGGTAGGCGGATATTGGTTCGGCTTTACGCCTGAGAACCTATCACAAGAGACCGTCACGGCGCTTTTTGACATCGTGCAGTATGGCCTGTCGGGCTACATCATAGGGCGTAGTGCCGAGAAGGTGACACGCATAGCCACGGGTGGCGGACTACTGGATAATATCTTAACGCGGCGCAAATAAAAAGCCACCCGGCAAGGTGGCTTAGTGGTGCGAAACTATGTGCGCTCAAACTATAACACTCAAATCATCGTCAGCATACTCTTCCCGCCCATTTTTGTGCGCCCAGCGGTTCCAGTACGCAGCGCGTCGAGTTGTGGGCATGTTGAGCATGGATTCCAGCGCGTAACGCACTGCTTCGCGTGAGTACCCGGTGGCCAGCGCTGTGTTGATAACATCGCCGCAGCGCGTGTAGGCGTACCAGACGCTTGGCCAGTCTAGGCGCGGGCATCGCACACCTTGTAGCCGTGGGTCAGTCAGCCCCAGTCCGCGCAGGGCCGCGCTGTATTCGCGCCCCGATATGCCCAGCTTGTCGCACACTTCAGCTTTCGTGTACGCCGGGTAGGTCTCGCTGATAAACGCAATATCCGTACTGTCTAGCCGTCTCATTGCCGCGCCCCTTGCAAATGCCGATACGCCCCCACGGGCTGCGTGCAGGCGTCGTGCAGCGATACGCCCTGGTACCGGATGCGCTGTTCGGCAGTCACGACATTGACCACTCGCCCCGGATATTCGCGTATCTGACGCTTGATAGACTTTGCGCCTGCCACGGCACGCAACGCTATGGCCTGTTTGCGATTTTCATCAAATAGCTGCTGTTCGTATTTACTCAGTCGCATGTTGTGCTCCTTTTTTGGGGTGTAAAAAAGCCCCTGTATCGTAGGGGCGAACGGTGGTTTCCCACACCTACTGCAATAGCAGTGCCGTCGAAACGGAGGAGGTCGGTGCATGACCACTGCGGATGATATTCTGCCCCTCTAGATCCGCGCTTGGGTAAGCCCTGGTATTGCATAGCGCCCCAGGGCTGGCGCTTTATCGGTGTTTGGCTGCCGCTTCACCCGCTAGGGCAAAATAGGCCGCGCCATCTTCATACGAGTCTAACCGCAAATCGCCCTGCTGGCTACGCACTAATTTCAACAATGCCATAAAATGCCAGCCTTGCTCTTCTGTGAGTGCAATGCCTGTGGTGGCGCGAAAGGCGTTAACCGTAGCCACCATGCTGCGCTCGCCTTGCGGCTTGTCGTATGTGCTGGCACGGTCTTGCATGTGCTGTGCGGCGGCGTTGAGTATGCTGTTAGCGGTAATCGCGTTGTGCATATCTCTGGCTAGCTGCTCATCCAGCAGCCGCGCATCTTGGGCGTGCTGCGCGTTTGGGCAGTCGTCGCAGTAATCATCTTGGCCGCAAGGCTGGCCGTCACTGCAGGTTTTTAATTCTTCAGCATATTCACGCGCCTGAGAGTCGGTCAAGCTGCTGGTGTTTGGGTTTAGCTGGCGGTCAACGCGATGCTTTACGCCTGTTATGCCGTGCGGCTCATTCCGGCTCTTAACTGGCTCATTATTGCTCATATATTGATTCACTGGTTTTAGTGTTTTTCGCCAGTTGTGGCCGCTTGGTAGTATGCCTTCGCTGCCCTGGGATACCTTCCCTGACGGCGATGTTTCTACCCAGATATTTCCATAGATGTAGGGCTCTTTTTCATACCACCACCATTCGCCCTCGCCATCCTGCGCCTTCCACCGCGCCCACTCCGGCGCATCCGCATCATCTGGTTCGTTGATGAGTTCGGTGCGGCGGTCTAGCCAGTCTTGACGATGGATTGGGGTAGTATCGCCCTTTGCAAAGCATTCCCATTCCTTTTGGTGCGTTCCCCACATCCCTGGCGCTTGAGGGCTGGGAATCTCACCTGCTTTGAAAACAGGCCACTCTGGAAACTCCATCGCCAGCTTATCTAACAATTCATCACGATTCATAACGTATACCCCATCTTCTCACAAATCCAAACGCCCAGCGCTGCAATCCCCAGTAGCGCGCCAATACAAATTAACAGCCCCGCACCAATCGCCAGTCCTTGCCCGAAAATGGTATCGGGCACATGGGCCATGATGGTATTGGTGATGTCTTTGAGTGGGTTAAAACTGGTCATGCGATACGCTCCCCAATAACCCCATCCGCTAACTCATGCAGCCGCGCTGCTAGCTCGTACCCGGCTGTGCGCAGGTCGTTGCCGTGGTGGTAATCGCGCAGCAGGTTTAGCGCTTCAAGCGGATGCTCGGTTAGCCGCTCTAGCACCTCGCTGATGTCGCCGTCATCGCTCAGCATTTCATCCCATGCGGCTTGGCGCTGTGCTTCTTGCGCTAGGTCGCGGGCGTCGCGGGCGTCTGCGTCGATGTCGTCTAGCATGTGGTCGGGTACGTCGTAAGCTGCGCTCATAATTGTTCTCCTCGGGCTTTGGCTAGGGCGGCGTCGCAACGCTGGATATGCTCAGCGTGCAATGGATGAATATCACCTGCGCCTACCGCGTACTCATAATCATGCGCCAGCGCCTCATAGCTCAATTTTAGCTTATCAAGCGCCTCATAAAGCTCAGGCGCGGCGGCGATTAGGTGGGCGTTGTAACGGTGGTGTTCGATGTAGTCTACGCCTTCGCCAAATTGCGGATACCCATCATCATCCTTAACCACTACATCTCTATCACTTACACGGGACTCAGCAACGGAGACAGCGGTATGCGTGTGCGTGTTGATGCTGTAGTCGCCGTCTGCTGTTAGCGTTACCATCCACGGGGCATCCGTAAACTTCGTTTCATTGCTCATTTCACCACCTCCAAACCTGTCATCAAGTTAGCCATCCGGCGCGCATACATTCTAGCGCGTGTCTTGTCGCGGACAATGCGCCCGCCGGGGAGTGCCCAGCCTGATTCGGTGCCGACGACAGTAGCGTTGCCGATAATGATGTCGGGGTTGAGTTGGGGTTGTTCGTTGGTCATGTGTTGCTCCTTGTGTCTCATATCTTATCGACTAGCTGCTTAAAAAGTAACAATCATGTATAGCATCTTTGATATTGCTATTACTGCTCCTAATGCAGTAACGCAAGTTAACGAAACAATGATTCCTGAAAAAATGCTTGCAGGTACTGCCATTTGACGATCATCAGATTCAACGCTTGCCATCATTTTTCGATTCATTCTTTTATAGCCCATGTGAAAGCTTGCAGCTACGAATGCCAAATATGCGATGCCCATTGCCTATCTCCTGGCGGTTGGTTACTGCGTTCTGTGTATGTACCCAATATAAACCCCGCACACTAGCGGGGCTAATTGATTCTCTCAATAGGGTTGCGGTTATTCGTTAGGTTTTGGCTATCGAACACCCTTGCTAGCCTGAACGCCACCATCACCGTTGTATTGTCCCCGCACTGCATAGCTTGCCAACTCTGGCACCATCTCGCCACGGAAGAAATACATCTGCCCGCATTTGTCGCCGGGGCGCATAACTAGTGTGTGGTGACGCAGCGTGTTGTGAAACTCCATCGTCAAGGCGCTGCCGTGCCATCCGGGGTCGCAGTATCCGGCGTTCAAGTGGTTAAGCCCGGCCCGTGCCATGCTGCTCTTGAGTACGTAGATGGCGGCAATGTCATCCGGCAGATTGAATATTTGCTCGGTTGAAGCCAGTGCGAAAGCGCCGGGCTTTAGCACTAAATCGCCGCTATGTTTAACCATTTTTGGCGTTTCTTTGTTGCCCAGGAAAACGTACTCCTTACAGCCGTATGGCCTATCTTCAAACAAGTAGCCATCGGCTAGCGTTAAATCAATCGACGCGCCGTTAATCTGATCATGCTTCACGTTTTCGATAACTCCTTGGTGGACTAGCGCGCATAGCTCAGTGTAGGTGATTAGACTCATATTGACTCCTCAGTGAACAGTATCGTTTTTTTCATTATCCGGCATAGGCTCGGTATGCCCCAGCTCATCAAGCAATGCCAGCACTTCGCCTGCATCGCCTTTTAGCTCGGTGGTGTCAGTAACCGAACGGTCGTCAATGCGCTGCGTTTTTGTGATTTTTACGGTGATCATTTGTTTTCCTCTGATTAACCCTATCAATGGTAGCCTTCGCGGCCTCTTTTTGCCGAGCGCTGGCACCAGTGGGGAACCGTATATCCCACTTGCGACACCAGTGGCCCAGCGTGTCTTTATGCAGCCCCCATTCTCGGGCTAAGTCTGCGCATGTATATCCTGTGTGTGGTGCTGCTTTGGCTGCCGCTGCCAGTATTTCGCGCAACGGCTGGCCTTCCTGCTCTTCAATTGCCCGCATCCATCGCGGGCAGTGTTTGGGTAGCGTGTGCGCCTGGTTGTGGTCGTAGCCAGCCGCTAGGCGTTTGTAGTAGGTGGTTCGGTGCATGGTTACAGCATCTTCATCTGCTCAACAGCGTTGGTATGAAAGCGGCTATCAGCGTGCGTTAGGTTAATCCGCGCTTGCTTGAAATAGCTGTCTTTCAATTCGATTCCGATAGCTTTACGACCCATGCTAACCGGGCTGTACACCTCGCTACCCACGCCCATGAACGGTGTCAGCACCGTATCGCCTGGATTGCTGTACATATAGACCACGCGGTCAATAACATCGAGCTGCAAAGGGTGAACATGCTTTTCGTCATCTTCTTCTTTGCTGTCGCGGTAAGGAAGAACGTTGTCGATGCGGATGTCGTCCCACATATAATCAGCGTAACGCCTCCAAATGTAGTGGCTAAGCTTGTTGGTCTTGGCGTCGTCGTGATCCGCGTAGGCGCTTTTAAGGTGCTGCCATAGGTCGTCCGCATTCCAGTCGGTGCCGTGCTCGTTATTCCAGGCGGTCACGAAGTGGGGAAGGATTGGCGTCTCTCCAAAATACGGGAATTCCACTAGGCCCATCGGGTGCGTTACCGGGTTTTCGTTATCGCCTTTTTTAGTGAAAATCAGCAGGTAGTCTGGCATGGCCGGGAAACATTGGCTCATATCCTCAACTACCAATTTATGCATCAGGCTTTTGACCATCGTGCGCATACGCACTTTTAGCGGCTCTTTGCGGATTCCCACACGGCAACGGTAGTGGAAACCGTACTTAGCATGCAACTTGATAACCTCGGCGGGGAAGTCCCACAGGTAACAGGCGTTGTCGTGTACATCGGTAACGTGAACCGCTGTAATTCGCCCAGGTTGTGTAACGCGGGCAATCTGTTGAATCATGTATTCGTATTGTTGCAGGAATTGCTCTTTGCTTTCGCAGTTCGAGAAGTCCCTTTCGTCGCTGGAATATTGGTAAAGCCCGGCGAACGGGGGAGAGTACACCGAAAGCCCAATAGAGTTGTCCGGTATTTGCGGCAGAACTTCCATGCTATCAGCGTTGTAGATAGCGTACTGGTCGGTGATAACTTGATCTTTAATCATGGGTGTTGCTCCTATAAAAATGAGGGTAGTTGTACGGCTTGTGTGTTGCCTTTTCTTACATCGTCATACGTGCGATTAGCGTTAGCGACTAGGTTTTCGTAAAGGTCAATAGCTTTCTGCGTTTTCTCCTGCAACGCCTGGATAACACGCTCTTGCCCTTCGCTAATTACTAGGTCACAGGTGACTTCGCGCTTTTGTCCAAAACGCCAGAAGCGGCGTATGGCTTGGTAATACTGCTCATAGCTCCACGTTGGGAAATAGACCGTGTGGTTGCAGTGCTGCCAGTTAAGGCCCATTGAGGTCATTTTTGCTTTAGTGATTAAGCGGTCTATGTCGCCATCCGCAAACGCCAGAAGGATGTCCTCTTTTTTGTCAATGCTCATGCCGCCTTTAATCTCTACCGCTTCGGGGTCAAGCTCAGCTAGCAGCGCCGATTCTTCGTTGAGGTTGCACCAGTAAACCGATGTTTTTCCGGCGGCTAACTCTATGGCGCGTTCGCAGCGCTCTGTGACGGTTTTCTTTTGCTCAGCACGAACCTCGGTCATCGTTTTAGCAGGCATGGCGAACAGTGACGCTTGCCCGTCTGCCACCCACGCCTCGCGGTTGTAAACCATGTGGCGGTTGGTGTGCAGCGCTGGCAGTTCGTAGCCCTTGTTACTGAAACCCAAGTCGCTAGGGCGCTTAACCATGATTGACCACTGATTCACCCAGGCGAAAAAATCGCGCTCGGCATGCGGCTTTAGGTAAAACTTCTCGCCAATGTTGCGGTTATTGCTGTCAACGCTGTTCTGATTGCTGCGAAAAAACTTGCCGAGCATATCCATGTAGCCCATATACCCCAGAGCCTCTGAGCTATTGCCTAGCTCGATAAAATCGTTAGGTGATGGGGTGGCAGTAGACAATAAGCGATAGCGGACACGCTTGATAAAACCAATAATTTGCTCTTTGGTTTTGCCATCAAAGTTTTTGAGAATACTGGATTCGTCTAGCAGCACCGCTTCAAAATCAGCAGGGTCTAGCAGGTGCAGACGTTCGTAGTTGCACACCACAATGGACTTGTCGAATTTGCCCGTTTTCGTGTGGCAAATGTCGTCAATGCCTAGCTTTTCGGCTTCCTTGATAAACTGAAACGCCACGGCTAGCGGTGTGAGGATCAATACGCGCTTGTTAGTTTTCTTAACCACATTGTAAGCAAACGCGAGCTGCATTAGCGTTTTGCCAAGGCCCGTATCGGCAAACAGTCCGACGCGGCCTTTTTTGACAATGCGACTGATAATCTCCTGCTGAAAATCAAACGCACAGTCAGGCATCCACACAGGGTCAAACCCCTGGTTGCCTATACTGTGGCGCTTGGCCTGTATAAATTCGTGATATTCCATAACCACTCCTGATTGTGTCGTGTTGCCTTGCCTGTCAAATAATGCCACCCCTAGCGCGTGGCGTATAATTGGTTTTTTCTATCGTTATGATTGGGTTGATAGCCATTCGCTAAACGCTTGCCATGCAGCTTCCCATCCTAGTGCGACACAGACGAAAGCCCCGGCGCTATGCGCTGCCTCAAGGTACTCAATTTGCCCATCTTGCCAACTGCACTTGGTATGGTCGCGGCGCTTTAGCTCACACACAAATGCGGGCGCGCCTGGAATAACGATGTCCGACGCGCCTACCGACATCCCTTCGGCTTTTTTCTTGTCAATACTGCTATGCTGCCCGCCGATTAGCTGCCCTTCATTGCGTGGATGCAGTGCTATTCGCCCATAGTTGTCAGGGTGTTTAGCGCGCAACTGGTTGAAAAATGTAATCTGTTCGGCAGACTCAAGCGGGCACTTTCCCCGAAAACTGGTGTCTCCATAGATGGGTAGCCATTCTGGAAATTTCATTCAATCCCCCTCACTTCGAAAAACTTGCTTCCGCGCTTTTTGGCGAAGGCAATGGTGGTTGGTCGTGTCGCATCGCTAAAGCTATCGATAATGGCTTGGTTATCCGGCAACACTTCGCCAAACACCGCTTGGCACCAATCAGCCGCCCGTTTACGCATCCAGTGGCTGTTATGCTCGGGTGCAATGTAGTCGTACAAGTGATGCGGGTGTTCGTCAACATCATAGCGCACCTTAATCATAGGGATGCCCGAGCTACTGGTATGCTCTACCGCGAACCAGCCTGTTACGGGCGCAATGCGTAAGCGGTACGGGTCGGAGGCCATTTTAATGGCTTCCTCGCGTAGCTTCTCATTCGGGTCTATGATTTCCGCTTTACACGTTGTGCAGTACCGCGCAGCAATGTCATTCTCGCCCCCACACTCTGGGCACTGCTTGAAGCTCCACTTGTGCCCGCATTGGCTGTGATGCCCTGCAATCAAAACTTCACCCTGGCATCGACGGCCATAATGCGCTGGTAATGGCTGCCCTTCGGCTACTTCAATGCGTTGGCCTGCTAGGTCTACAAAGTATCCTTCTTCATCGACGCCAAACCCTTCATCGTTTTTGCGTGCGCCAAAGGTGTTGGTGTAGGCACACATCGGGCATTTGACGTTCATCGGCTCGCTAGGCGTTGCCCGCTTAGCGCGAATATCCGGTTCAAATACGTCACCACCCGGGCAATGCCGTTCGATGTTTTCAGCATAGTCCAAAATCAGGCAGTCTTTTTTGCCGTCATGCAGTCGCAGTCCACGACCGATAATTTGCTGCAACAGCGAGACCGATTCCGTAGCGCGCATAATCGCCACCACATCAACGTGCGGCGCGTCGAATCCTGTGGTTAGCACTGACACGTTGACAAGATATTTAACCCGCTGCGCTTTAAAGTCCGTCAGTATTTGCCGCCGCTCTTTTTTGTCAGTACCACCCGTCACAATGCGCGACAGCGACGGCGGCAACGATTCCATGATCTCTTGGGCGTGCTGCACCGTGGCAGCAAATATCATTACCCCGTATCGGTTCTGAGATTGGTTTACAATGTCAGCCACGATAGCGCTGGTCTTGCGCCCACGGCCAACAAACGCGGCATCGACGGTGACAGATGACCACTGGCCGTTGCGGTTTTGCGTTAGCCCGCTGGTGTCGTAGTGCTCTGCCGTTTGCTCAAACAC